TTCAGCTGTAGGCATTGTAATAGTTAAAGTAGTTGCAGATGGTACACTTGTTACCATAAATTTTTTATCGTCAAAATCTGTTGCGGTATAATCTGACCCTGTAATCGTTGTAAAGTTATCTAATAAAATTATATCTTTTTCATTAATTCCGTGGTCCGTGCTGAATGTTAAAGTAACCGATGTTGAACCATTCGTTGTACTAAACGCATTGGTTAATGTAGTTGTAGTCTTAATTGGGTGTATGTCATAAAATACACCACCAGTATAAGCGTATAAAATTCTATTGGTTCCTATAATTGCGTATTTGTTACCGGATTTATTAACTATGTGATGCAAGGCTCTTGCTGCACCAGTCATTTTATTCTCACCTAACTGTGCCCAGCCACCTATCTTTTCAGGTGTGCCATATCTAAATCTTACATTATCCCCATCAACCCATTGTCCTTCGGCTGTGGTTTCTGTAATCTGTTTATTGAACCCTGGTTGAAAACCTATTTTTTGTAGCATATGACTCCATTATAATACTATTTTACAAAAGCTGGTAGACCTAACATCGGTCTTCCATCAAACTTATTCTTTTCAGCAAATGGCCCATTTACATGGTTATAATGCAAGAATACCTGTCCACATATATTACCTTGAAATGGTTCTCGCCAATGCTCTAATTCGCAACCAGAATATACTAACATATCTCCAACATCAAGTAATACTTCAGTTCCTTTTGGAGCGTCTGGTTTATGTATTTCTTTATATTCGTCAATAACTGAATTTGCTCCTGTACCATCTATAAATATTGGCCACGGATCCCCACCTAAGTTTAAGGTACAAGATATCTCACAACTTGGTCGATCTTTATGTCTTCTTAATTTATCTCCTCTTTTATATGCTCTTGCATAAGAGTATGTTGGAATTAAATTTAATCCAGTATGTTGTTTCATCACAGGTAACATTTTGACTAATAGAGTTTCCATTACAAAATCACCATAACAAGAAAAGGTATTCGGTATCTGTTGATCAGACCAAGTTCCTAACATTGGAGATTGTGAATGAATATTGTTTTTGTACATAAAATGCACAGCATCTCTTTTAAGTAAAAAATAATTTAAAATAAAATTAGCAAGTTCATAACTCGCTGCGTTTTTAATAACTTGATATTTTTGTTGTTGAAATGTCATAATGATAAATCCGTTCCATCTTTATGTTTAGTTATATATTTACGGGTTGCATTCATTAAAGTATCCACTTCTTCATCAGGTACAATCTGTATTTCATATTCTTCTATACCTAATATACAACCTGCAATAAATCTTCTCATACCCATACACAATCTATATTTACCATCTTTTTCGGTACATATTAAAGGATTAATAATTCCATTCTTTTCAATATCTGCTTTTAATTTTTTCCATTTTTCATTCCTAGTTTGAAGCATTCTTCCTTGCTCTGTTTGTAAATGCTTTTCTCTGAATACGATTTGATCTTTATGTACCATCATACTGCAAAAGTTTTTTGTATAAAATTAAAGCTGACAGATATTCTTATCTCATTGCTCTTATTAGGTTGAACACAATGCCATAACCAAGATGGAAACATTATTATTCTACCTTCTAATGGCTCTGCGTGAACTTCTTTCCATAAATGTGTTGGTGGCGTGCCTTCTTTTCTTTTTGGCATTATCATATGAGCTCCTGGTTTTGGTTCATTAAAAATAATATTACCTGAATTTTTTGGTGCTTTTATATAATATACTCCACTAAAATGACTATTTGGATGAATGTGGGGCATATTATATCCACCTGGTGGATTTATGTTTGCCCACATATTTCCCAAAAGAGCTTCCCTCTCTAGCCATTCTTCTTCAAACATCTGTTGTTGCATTATAAATAATTGATCTACTAAAGGTTTAAATACTGGCATCTCGTGCATATTAGTTTGACTATGCCAACCGTTTACATTAGTTCTGTTTACGCCTGCATCTTTTTTAGACCATTCAATAACCTCTCTTTCAAATAATCTATTATCTAGATTTACGTCTTTTGCATATATAGTAGTTGGAAAGTATGAAGCTTTAATCATTTTAATGGTGTACCTCCAAACCACATTACAAGTGATTTTCTATTGCCTTTAATAACTGGTTTTACTCTATGTCTTACAAACGATGCAAAGAAAACGATTTGACCTTGTTTTAATTTTGCAACTTTACCTTCTGACATTACTTCTAAATCTCCGCCTTCAAATTCATTCTCAGGAGAAAGTAGACAAGTCATAGATATTTTTCTAACTGGCGGTTCGTGTGCAAAATTAGTATCCGAATCTATATGCCAATCATAAAATCCACCTTCAGGATATTCCGTATATTGTGCAGGTTCTGTTAACGTCATTCCATCAAATCCAAAATGATTTCTATTTGTTGCTTGCATTAATTTTTCAATATTTTTATACATATCCAACATTTTCTTAAATGGAATCCAGCTGATATGTGATGTTCTTGTTTTTGTATCAACTACACCACCTGCTTTACGATCGGAGCCTACTTGTGCTTGTTGTGGTGGTTCAGCACGTCCTGCCTCAATAATCATTTTACATTGTTCAGGTGTAAATACTGGCCCTGTTGTTTCAACAACATACGATTTCCAACGTGGTTCAGTTATTATCATATCGCTCCTCTGTTTTTAATTGGATCAAACTGTACATCACAGTTTGCAGCTAACGTTCGTCTTGTCTCTAAAGTTCCATTGAATGGATATACACAGTGTCTCATATCATATGGAAATACATAAAAATCTCTTAACTCCATTGGTGGCTGATAATCTATTTTTGCAAACTGACCATTACTTGCACCTAATATTTGAAGTCTTCCATTTTGTGGAATTGCATCATTTGAGTATTCTACACCATATGTTGATGGTAATTTTAAAACCATTACTGAAGATAACCCAGTAAATAAAGTCCCTCGATGAATGTGTGCAGGATTATATTCGTGCTGTTTCATTTCATTCACCCATATAGAATTTAAATGAAGTTCATAATCTCTAATTTTATTAAATGATAAATAATGTTTAAATATCTCTAAAAAATAATTAGTGACATCTCTTGGTAATATATTATGTCTTTTTACTTTAGACTCATCCTGGCCTTGATAAAATAATGAATGTTCGTTTTGTATTTTACCGACTAACTGTTTATTAGCAGGATGTAAGTTATGAAAATTACTTTCATAAATATGATTGATTGAATGAAATATATCTAAAGGTACTTGATACTTTAATACAGATTGACCTAGAAATACAAAATCAAAATTCATTAGAATGTAATATGTCCATATGCATCTACTATACTTTTTGGTATCATAGACTTATAAGGATTGTCTTCCTTTCCCACCTTTGTCCGTATCATATGTAAATTATTTCCAAGCTCTTTATCGTCATAGCCTATACCATTTAATTGAAATTGTTTCAAGTTTGAAAACTGATGTGGATATAAAGGCTCATCTAAAAACTGGTATAAATTAGAAATAGTTTGTTGTGGGTTTTTAACTAAATCATCATACTTAATAAAATGACATAACTCTTTATAATTAAATGCATTTTGTATTGCTATTAATTCTTTAGCAATAGATCCATTTTTATCCATTAAAGCCCATAATTTTTCTTCTATATTTTTACCTAATTTATTTGGATATGCAGTGGGTTCATTCTCAAACCATTTAACAAAAGAAGCTAGTACATCTATTAAATCTCTAACTAATACAATTACTTTAAAACGATTGCCAAAATGTTTTTGCATTAGATTAAAATTACCAGGTGTAGTCACAGGCCCTCTATCTACAATAATTCTTTGAGGCCAGTCTTTATAGTAATTATCAAATACCGTATTTAATACATTGTCTAAAGATTTGTGATCTGGATAGTTTTTAAATACATCGGTTTCTTTTAATAGAAATAAGACTTTCATTATTTCTAATGTCATCGAATTAGCAGTTGCAGCTATGTCTGGATTTTGATTTAAGATTGATGCGAGTAATGTATTTCCAGATCTAGGTAGTGCTACAAGAAAAAATAATTTACGTTTTTTTCTTATCATCCTGAGTTAATTGCTCTTGCTCTTTATAACTACTTTCTAATTCACCAGATTTTTTAATTCTTTGTAAAGATTGTAATTGACCTAAGATATTAAACTTTTCAGATTCAGATGAGTTCTCAGTTAATGTTTTTGCTTTTTCAAAATATTGTAATCCATAAGATTCTAATTGATGTTGGTTTACATCTTTATCATTAAACGATCCATCATTAAATTCTTTCTTTAATTTAGACCACATTTTGATTTCTCGCATTCTATGTTTTGCAACTTTTTCCATAGAGGCTTTAGCAAATCTACATTCGTCTAAATCTATTTCGTATTTAGTTCTTTTATAATCATCTTCTTCTTTATCTATTTTCTTTTCTAACCAAGTAATTTTTGCTTCATTTCTTCTGTAGTCAAATGACAACGTCATCAAGTTATCTAAATAAGATGATTGTTCTCGAACACATTGCCAGTATTTTGCAGCTTTAGTTGGGTATCTATTGTCTTGAAGTACAGAAAATCTTGCTTCGGTTTCTGTTCGAAACATTTGTTTTTTAGTCCAAGTGTCTCTTAACTCATCAACCATACCTTTAAAGTCGGTTAAGTCTTTTGGTTCTAACAAATTATTTAAATGAATTTCTTCTTTTTGAATAATATCTTTTACGTCTTTTTTATCGCTCATCTATAATCCTTTATGTTTTCTATTTATATATCTTATTTAAAAGATATTACAAGGCTTAACTGTCTGTGAAAGTAACAGTTAATGGAGCTCCTGCTCCTGTCCATTCTTCGGTTGCTGTTGTATCAGGTTGTCCACCACCCGATGCTAATGCTGATGAAGACGAAGTGCCTGCACCTTGTAGTTCATTTCTAGCAGTATTTAAATCACTATCTTCTGTCCAACTTGTTCCATTCCAAGTTTCGGTTACTGCTCCAGGTGATCCACTTCCTCCATAAGCTAATGCAGAATTGACTGTTCCCGATGATGCTAAATCTTGTCTTGCAGTATTTAAATCTCCAACTTCAGTCCAACTTGTACCATTCCATTCTTCTACACCAGCAAATTCTTCTACTGGAGCTCCTGTATCTACTCTACCACCAACAGATAAAGCTGCTGTTTGAATACCAACACCTCCTTGTTGAGTTCTAGCAGTATTTAAATCATTAACCTCAGTCCAACTAGTTCCATTCCAAGACTCTGTTATTGCTCCTCCTCCAGTACCTCCAAATACTAATGCAGCTGTATTATCTGCAGCAGTTCCACCTAAATATCTTCTTCCTGTATTTAAATCTCCAACTTCTGTCCAACTAGTTCCATTCCACGATTCATTTGTTGCTAAAGTACTTACAGGGCCACTATCACCACCTGTATATAAACCAGATGTCTGTATTCCACTTAATACACCAGATGATTTTGCAACATTTAAATCATTAAGTTCAGTCCAAGCTGATCCATCATATGCTTCTGTATTTGCAATATAAGTTCCTGTAGGTTGAATATATCCACCAACTGTTAAAGCTGCTGTCTGTGTTCCATTACTACCAAATAAATCACTTCTAGCTTGATTCAAACTTCCACCCGTAGCCCACGCTCCAGCAGTCGTAGCAGCAAGACCCTTAACCACATTATCCGTTGAGTTATACCAAACTTGTCCTTGAACAGGATTCGCTGGATCCGATGCTAAGACCTCGATATTAGTTCCAAAAATTTCTTTATAACTTGCCATAATTAACTCGATGTTATTGTTTTAACTGTAAAGCTTGGTTTTGTCCATTCTTCGGTTGCTGTTTGTTCAGTTGGTGTTCCTCCTCCTGAAGCTAGTCCAGCAGAAGCAGTTCCTGTTCCTTCTATACCATTTCTAGCTGTAGATATATCACCTACTTCCGTCCAAGAAGCTCCATTCCATTCTTCTGTATTTGCAACTACAGTAGTGGTATAACCACCAACTGCCAATGCAGAAGTTTGGGTACCTAATCCTCCAGTAACTCTTCTTGCAGTATTCATATCACCTACTTCAGTCCAAGACGTTCCATTAAATTCTTCAGTAGTTGCAACATTAGAAACAGATGGTACACGAAGCATTCCTGAAAATACTAATGCTGCAGTATTACTTTCTCCAGAAATACCTGCATACTCTCTTGCTTGATTTAAGTCATTTACTTCAGTCCAAGAAGAGCCATTATAAGATTCTGTTGCACCTGTAGGCCCTCCTGGAGTTTCTCCTCCAGCAAATATTGCTGAAGTCTCTGTTCCTGCTCCATCTGTTATGTTTTGTCTCGCTGTGTTTACAGGGCTTACTGATGTCCACGAAGTTCCATTCCAAGATTCTGTCGCTGAAGAAGAACCAGGATTTAACCATCCTGCAAAAGCTAATGCAGCTGTGCTATCTGTTCCTGCTCCACCTAAAGTATATCTAGCTGTATTTAAATCATTTAATTCAGTCCAAGCCGAACCATTATAAGATTCTGTTACCGCATATGCAACAGTTCCAGCAGCAATAGTACCTCCAAAAACTAATGAAGAATTTTGAGTTCCTGCTCCAGCAAAATTTAATCTAGCCGTATTCAAACTGCCTCCCGTAGACCAAGCCCCGACTGGGATACCTGCGTTCCATTCTTCGGTTGCTGTTGTTACTGAACCTGTATTTCCACCAAATGCTAAACCAGAAGTTGATGTTCCTGCTCCCATCAAAGAATTTCTTGCTGTACTTAAATCTGTGTCTTCACTCCAACTTGTGCCATTCCAAACTTCATTATTAGTTTTATAAGCACCATCAAAACCACCAAATGCTATAGCTGATGTTTGCGATCCTGCTCCAGCTAAACCTCCTCTTGCTGTATTTAAATCTGCTACTTCAGTCCAACTAGTTCCATTCCAAGACTCTGTTGCACCTGTTACAGCTGGAATATTGCCACCAAAACCTAATGCAGTAGTATTATCAGAATCTAAACTTGTTGCTCCCATACCTGTTCTTGCTGTGTTCATATCGTTTACTTCAGTCCAACTTGTTCCATTCCAATTTTCTGTTAAAGAATGTAAAACAGTAGAACCTCCTCCAAATGTTACAGCTAAAGTATTAATACCTGATGTTTCTCCTCTTTCTCTAGCAGTATTTAAGTCAGCAACTTCTGTCCAAGATGTTCCATTCCAAGATTCTGTTATGCCAACATAAACTGTAGTAACTCCACCAGTTCCTAATGCAGCTGTTGAAGTTCCTGTTCCAGTTAAACCTTGTCTTGCTGTGTTTAAATTTGTTCCCTCAGTCCAAGCTGATCCATCATATAATTCTGCATTTGAAGTATTACCTGGAGTACCTCCACCAAATAAATAACCTGTAGATTGAGTCGTACCAGCAGCACCTCCTGATCTTCTTGCCGTATTTAAATTCCCACCCGTACTCCAGGCATTAATAGTGGTTGGATACTGAAACTTCATTGTCTGTGAAGTCTCGTTATACCACACCTGTCCTGTAATCGGATTATCAGGATCCGTTGTATAGTTCTGGATCTTAGTCCCGTGTATGCCTTTATATTCAGCCATT